AGAAAATCAGTCGGGCACGACAAGTATTTGTTGTTGGCAGACACAGACCCGGTGACGTTCTTACGAATCGAAGGGAACTGCACCGTGTTGAAAATGCGCTGCTCAGCCTGCTGGACGAACAACGGGATGTTCGCAACAAAGTCCGATTCAAAGTTCTGCGTGTAATCGCAGATGGCATCAGTCAACGCGGTGTAGTTCATCTTTAGGCCATCGGTCCACGAGCCATCAGACCTTTGGTAGCGCAGCCGGTACCCCGAATCTTGATGCCGCTGGTCTTGGTGGGCTTGTAATCATCGCTGCGAGTGTTCGCGACCGACACGTTGGCCTTGCGCATCGTTTCTTTGGCGGGCTCTTCACCCACCACGACGGTTGCAACTTTTTTGGGCACTTTGTAGGTAGCCATATTAGCCTCCTTTACGACCGGGCGATTTCTGATTCACGACCTTAGCCATGTTACGCCCATACTTGAGCATATCCGCATTTGTCTTGCCGCCAGCCTTCATTTTGGTTGGCGTCTTGCCGGGGTGCATATTTGCTTCGTGCTTGCGCACGGCTTTTTTCGCGTCCATTTTCGACTCCTTATGTCGTTACAACCGTAATTGTGCCTAATTGCACCGTTAAAGCCAAGTTGTTTGGAGTCAACCCAGCATCATTAAAACTTGCTCCGCCAACCGGTGCCCATCCCCACTGGATGATGCGACTGCCCATCTCAAGTGTGCCCTGCGCCTGAGAATTAGGGCTTGTCGTTTGTTGAATTTGAAGCCCTGACAAACCCGAAATCTGGTAACTACGATCCGGTCGTGGATTCCTCAAAGCTTGGGGGTCCGAAACTGGGGTCTCGCCAAGGTGCAACTGCGGCTGATCGGGGTCCCAACACTCAGGGCAGACCAACAGATCATAGTTCTTGCCCTTGATGATCTCACGTTTGAGAATCTTGAGCTTAAAACGCTGATCGCAGCGATCACACTGCGCAATCGCCCGGTTACCAGAGGCAAACCGATTGGGCATCAGCCCCTCCCAATATACGTCTGGCGAGGCACCAGCCGCAGCGCGGCTTTCTCATGGTCCTCATACGCCGCCAACTCCCAAGCCTCGTCGTATTGCGCCTTGAGAAATGTCAATCTTTCGGAGCCTTGTGGGATTTTCCCAGCTACGTAATACGCCAACCCAGCGGCCATACACGGGATGAAACGGAACGGCACATCAGCCACGTTTACGCCATCGCCAATATCCTGTGTGCGACGCAAACGCCAGTACACAAATTGATAACTCTGCGAGCCATCTGGAGTGGGCCAAACCGTAACTGCCGGGACTTGCGCCCAGTAGACCGTAGCTCCGCTGGTGTGCGATGCAGCAGTGGTGTCTTGCTGGGCACGGAAACAGTTATTTAGGGTGTTGCCCGTGATGTTTCCGTAGTTGATGATTTCGCTGTCAATCTTGACAAACCCAGTAGCCGGGAGTCCGTTAGCGTTGTTCAGCGTAATTGTCGTATCGGTAGCGTTAATCGTGGCGCTCAAAGTAGCTGCAACTGGGGAATTCTGGGCATTGAAGCGCTGAATCCAGACCTGAATCGGTCGAGCTTGCGTCAGTTTGTTGGGGATCGTGGCATAGGTAGAAACACTGATACGCGTGATGGTCAGGTCAGCCTGCAGCGACGCGGTGTTACCCCCGGTACGGATCATGTGCTCAATCAGGTCTACTGTGTCGTTGGGCAACGCGTAGGTGTTCTGGCCCTGCACCATGTCAATAATGCCGGACTCAATGGTCCACATATTGATACCACGGTTGGCCCACTCGGCGAACATGATGTTCAGGGACCTACGAGCAGTACGCAAATCGTAGCCCGTGCGCATCTCTCCGCCTGCGCGTTCAAACGCCTCCTCGACCAGCTCAGACAGATCGAGGTTAAAGCTACTTGCGCCGGAGGTAGTTGCCATTATCGAAACCCTGCTGTTTTCTTAGCTATGCCCTTGGGCTGCTTTACGAATTGCTTCCCGGCAGCTTTGCCCGCACGTTTCGCACGAGTCGTTGCAGCGTACTCAGCAGGGCTGAGGCTCTTGATCGCAGCTTCTGGAAGGTATCGCTCACCAGTTTTACTAGACGGTTTGCCACTTTTGGTTCTCCATTTCTGGTCGCCCCAAGCCTTTAATGACTGCTGCGGCGCTTTCATGTCTCAAAACCTTTGTATCCGTTTGCATTTTGCTCAAGATAATCTGCCGCCGCACGCAACGCTGCAATATTGTCTTTGGCATGGCCAATCATATTGTTGCATGGATTACACAAAATACCTCGAACTTTTCCACTTGTATGACAATGATCTACATCAAGTTTTTTGTCAATTTCATCTTCCGTGATACCGCATATCATGCAAGCAGTACCCTCGTTTGCACGCATTTGCTCCCACTGCTCATACGTTAGCCCATACCGCAATTGTAATTTTTCCGCCTTGCGATTGCGTGGAGTAGTAGGGCTTTCGCGTTTGTACTCCTGATGGCAAGGTTTGCAGCGAGCGCTTGAATAATGTTTGCCCGACCACTTATCAAAAAACTTATAGAAGTCGTCCAGTGGTTTTTCGGTGTCACATTTCAAACACAGTTTAGTCACGGTACGAGCCTCCTGCTGCCTTGTACTTCTTGGCAACAAGCTGAGCCTTACGGGCTGACCATTGTCCTGCCCCGGTGCCATGAGTGGCTGCAGCCTTCACTTGCGACACGATCCGCTTGCGCAGACTCGGTTTGGTGTAATTGCCAGCCGCGTTCACCTTCCCACCCTCAGCATACTGCGTGAAGTCGGTGTCATCCCGCCGGGGCTTCTTGACCCCTTTGGGCATTTTAGATGGGTTGATGGCCCCCATGCCACGGCTGGCTCTCATGGTTACACCATCCGACCTTTGGTCTTACCGCGCTGAGCGCAGCCGTCTGCGCGCTTGGAAGCAGTCATGCCACCAGAAGCCATCTTGATAGCGCCGCCTTTTGCCCGCATACCACCAGAAGCTCGAAGTGCATTTATACGGTCTTCTTCGTTTTTTTGCTGAATATCCGCCATAGAAGGGCCGCGTTGCGGGTTCTTTAACATCTCACGACGGCCACGAGAGGGAACTTCCATCGGGACAGCAGCAGCCGCCGCGCGTGCAGGGGCAGCAGAACGCGCCGGAGCAGCAGGAGATCCCGCTAAAAGAGTGTATCTCTCTCCATATTCATTTAAGCCACGGGGGTCTTGAGGAATTATTCCGGTTTCTCTTTCGGCAAAGTCATCCTCCAGCTTAATAGCAGCGGCAGCGGGGGCAGCAGAAGCCGGATTTTTACGAATTTCAACAGGGACGTCTTTGCCTTCCTGTTTGTCGCCACGGGCCATATACCCATACCCAAGAGCGCCAAGTGCTGCAAGAGCAGCTAGGTTTCTTCCACGTTTAGCCATAGTTACACCATCCTTCCACGAGTTTTGCCTTTAGCGGCGATGCCGTCTGCACGAGAGGAAGCGGTCATACCGCCTTTTTTCATACCCGACTGCAAAGTTGCGGGGGACATATTTTTAAACCCCGTTGTGTTGATTTTGTTCCCCATGACAGGTTGGCTTGGGGCTGGCCCCCCAGTAAGACGGCTGGCTATATTACCAACGGGCGCAGTAGCGTTTACAAGACCGGGAATGCCACGGTAGTTTTGCTCAACATTTCCGGGCTTAGGCATTGGCCCCGTGTTGTACATAGTTTTACCCCCCGGCCCGCCGGGCATCCCAATGGAGCCGGGAGGGGGCGTCTTGATACCGGGCATAACAGGGTTGCCCATTACGGGTTTTGCTGCAATCGGCTTTGCTGCAATCGGCTTGGGCCTAAACATTGCCATATCAGACCATCCTTCCGCGAGTTTTGCCACGTTGGGCAACACCATCACCACGACGGGATGCGGTCATACCGCCTTTTTTCATACCAAACGGTTTTGTAGCTTCCATCGTTTCTTCGACGGCTGCGCCGGGTGTACTCACTTGTACAAGCGGAGAGTTATTTCCTAAGCCGGGGCTAGTAGGAGCCGGAGCTGATGTGCCCTGCGCCTGACCAAACGGGTAGTTGGAATTGCCAACCATCCCGCCGTCGTCAAACCGCCGCGCCTTTTTGCGCGCCATAGTTACGCCGCCTTTTTTATGCCCAGCTTGGTTGTACGCCTCACCCTCACGAGCGGACTCAGAGACAGACTCGCGCAATTGTTTGGCGGCTCTCTGCTCATCTCGGGCAGACTTAGCCATCGTGGGCATCAGGCGGGACGTTATGTCCTTTTCACCCTCGATGCCCTGCTGCATCATCTTGCGAGCACGCTCAAGCTTTTCCGCTTCTTTGGCGGTGGGGGTACGGTAACCGGGCATAAAAAGCTCCTTAGCAGGTGCGACCGCCGCGTTTCATGCCAAGTGGCTTGGCGGCACCCATCTTGATCATGGTGCCCTTGGTTTTACCCTTGGCAGCCATGCCATCGCGGCTAGGAGCAGCGGTAGGAACTTTGCCCATTTTGGCTTTAGTGATGCCGCCATTAGCCATTTTGGCTTCAGCCATCTCATGTTTGATCATGGACTTGGGAGCGCCCTTCTTTTTCATGAAGGCCATCTCTTTGCCAATCATCGCTTTGGATTCTTTCATATCGCCGCCTTTTGCAAAAAGTTCAGATTTGCCTTGACGTGTGTCAGGGCGGTTGATTTTCTGGAGATCAGCACGTGAGCTAGTGCCCTTGCCAAACTTCAGACCTTTGTCAGCTTTAACAAACTCTTTGCCGACAGATTGGGGGACACCCACACGCTTTGCAGCGGCGGGGTCATTGGCGACCATCGCCATCAGGTTGTGTTGTTTCTTACTTGTGCTCGGCATCATCTTTCTTTCGACGAATAATCTCCCGAAACGGCTTGCCGGTAATCATCTCCGCAATACGCATGAGCGTCCAGATAGCGCCGATCAAACCAAAGACGGGAGTGAGCAATTGAAGGAACGAGCCAATAGCCGCGAACACCGACAAGATGTCCAACGTGTTTTTAATAGTTTCGTGGTTTTGGCTCATGTCAGCATTTCCAAGCCCGCAAGGACTTATTAATCCGGGAGTTTGGGTCGTTCGCGGTCTTCGCTGATGTGAGCTTCTTCTTCATTCCACTCATCCTTGCACAGAAGGAGTCGCGCCTTGACCCGCCCTCGGGTTGCGGGGGCTTTAAGTTCATCCCTTGGGCCTTCGCAGAGGCGCGACCCTTGGCGTTCAAGCCACCTTTGGGGTTCTTGCCTTCTTTGCGAGTCCATGCGGGCGACTTAGCCATAGATCAGCATCACGGAGTCAACGTTGGTGATCGTCGCATACACACCAACACGCGCCAAAATGCCTTCACCGGGTATCAGCAGGTAGAACGTGCCCGAGTCGAGCGCCGTAGGCGTGCTGATCGTACCGATAGGGCTACCGCTTGCGCTAGTGCCGTCATACAGCACCACGGTACCGGCAGCAGCGCCGGACGTACCGTAGATAGCTTTGATGCGGCACCGGCTGAGGGCGGCTCCACTCTGCGTCTTGAACGTGTTGGAAGCGCCCAGCGGCTGCGTTAGCAGGACATCGTATTGCATGGCCATGTCGGCCTCCTATTAAGCAGTACGAGTGAAGACGTACGCAGTGGGGCTGGAGAACATCAGGGTGAAACGACCGATGCCGGTAGCACCAGCAGCGATAGTCAGGTCACCGAAGGTGCCAGCAGCCGCCGAAGCGTCAACAGCGCCGCTAGACAGCACTGCGCCGGTGTTCACAGACACGGTCACGGTGCTTGCGCCAGCGGTGTTGTCGATGTACAGGTCCAGCGAGGTGCCCCGCACAGCGCCAATCAGTGAACCAAGAGCGGTGCCGGTGGGCAGTTGGATGGTGGTGGCACCAGCCGAAGTGGAAGTGATGTAGCCGGTAGCAACTTGCGCCGCAGTGGCGGTGCCGGTAGCGTTGACTGCGTTGGCGGTGGTAACTTGGTGACCGCCGATAAAACCGTTGGCCGAAGCAACGGGGCCGTTAAAGCTAGTACGTGCCATGATGATTCCTCACATGCGAGTTATGGGGCGTCCGTCTGCATGTCGTCTGCTCGGTCAGTCTTACGCCCCGGAAAAATCCGAGTTGGGGCCAATATAACTCAAAAAGAAAAGGGGCACAAGGCCCCTTTTCTAATTTCATCAGGTCGAACCCGAAGAACCCCACATGCCGAGGGGATCAGACCAGCCGAACGAATAACGCTCGCGGGCCTTGTAGCGGACGTTGCCGGTGTCGAAGTCGCCGTCCATGCTGTTTTGCAGCGGGGTACGAACGAAATGCTTCATACCATTGGGAACGTCGGTAGTCAGGTACCAGCCGTTGCTGTCGGTCAAGAAGTGGTTGACCGTGTAACCCTCGGGGATAGCGCCCATCTGCTTGATAGCGTTGATGTCGTTATCGGCGGTGGAAACACGCAGCTCGGTGTCAAGCAGACGCTTAGCAACGAACATCAGTGCCGGGGGCACAATCAGTTTCTTGGGCTTAGCAGCGATCAGCAGGCCACGCTCGTCCGTCCAAGCGGCGATCTGAATAACGGCGGCTTCCAAAGAAGTCTCGTTCAGGTCAACTTGGGTAGACGGGGTGTTGCTGTTGGTGCCGCCAGAGACCAGCGGGTGGCTTGCGTTAAACAGGGAAACGCCATCACCACCGGAGTAGGTGTTGGAGAAGCCGTTGTTCAGAACCGCAGCAGCTTTGACCTGCTTGGTGTACGACATAGCGCGAGCCAGCGACTTGGTGTAGCGGGCAGACAGACTGTCATACAGGTTGTCTTCCACTGCTTCTTCCGTGATGGAGAAGCCCAGAGCGATGGTTTCGTGCGTATAGCGGGTGGACCAAGCTTCCTGCGCGTTGTCATAAGCAATCGCAGAGCCTTCGTTCTTCACCGGAGCGGCGGAGAAGCCAGACAGTTTGGTTTCTTCTTCAAAAGAACGCTCAGAGGTCTCGGTTTCGTAAATCTCTTTGTGCTCTTCGCCGTAGCGAGCGTACTCCATACCAAACAAAGCGTTCAGTCCGGGGAGCAACTCTTTCAGCAGTTGTGCGCGTGAAATAGCCATGATTTATGCTCCTTAGATGCCAGTGGCGTTGTAGTACGAATGATAGCCAAAGTTGAATTTGACGATCAGTTCGCAGAAGTTACCAGCCGCGTTAGCGGTGTCGGGGACAACGTCCACAACGCGGAACACCGTGCTGGCGGTGCCTTGACCACCGGGAGTGTAAACACCAATGGCGCTGTTACCCGTAGAGGTAGAGCCAGTGTTTTGCACGCAGGTGACGTTGGAACCAACAACGGTCTGGCCCAAGAAAGCAGGGGTCAGAGCAGCGGTGCTGTCTTCAGTATCGCCGGAGACCAGAACAACCTTGAACAGGGTGTCCGGGTCGTCACACACGATTGCTTCGATCTGGGTGCCAGTCGGAGCGGTCGTGTTTGCGGGGTAGTACTGAGCGAAGATCGTTTGGCCTTGGGCATTCACATATTGGCAGCCCAAGAACACACCGACCAGACCAGCAACGGGGCTGGATTCGTCAGCAATTGCCGATTTGGCGATAGTGCCAGTAGAGGTCAGCGTCACGATGTCACCGTAGAAGATGTTCGTGTTGTAACCACTGGCGATGGGGATGCTGCGAGTAGAACCCGCAAACACCTGACCGCCGATCAAATTGATCGGCTTCAAGCCATACGGCTTGTCAACGGTAGGGTAAGCCATTTAGGACTCCTAGATTTAAGAACCAGAACCGAAAGTAACCTTCGTCTTCTTCTCAGAGAAAAGAGGCATACGAGGATCACTCTCACGAAGAAAGTTGTTGTCCACCGATTCCATCTGAGCTTTGTTCTGGTTGTCGTAGTATTTCATACGTTGTTGCAAAAACTCTTCCGGGATACGACAGAGCAACAATCCGCCCACTTCAATACCGCCTTTAAAGCGGCCTTCCGTGGTGGCGTGCATCATGAGTTCAGTATATTCTTCCGCTTTACACGGTTCATATCCCTCACGTAACTT